GGCTCAACCTCTTTTGAATAAAGATAACTGTCGCCGTTATTCCCGAAGCTCCAGCAGTAACGGACATAAGGCTCTGAATCTTTCAGCCTGTAAAAATCCTCTCGGCTTATCCACCGCTTCTCATTCGTAAATTTTCCGTGGATAGAGTCAAGAAAAACAGAGGGATAGTCCGAGATGTCGTTAGCCGTGAATGCCTCAAACTTTCCGGAAAGCATAGCCCCGTGAGTGACTGAGCAGCCGCCCGCAAACATGTCGTAAAAATGTGTTTTCTCAGGAAATTGGCCCATAAGGAATGGAATTATTTTATTCTTCGAGCCCTTGTAAGGTAATCCGTATCTCATACGAAATTACAGTCATTTTAAAAAAAAAGAGCCGCCCCGTAATGGGGCGGCTGAAATCATTTGTCCTGTTGTTTTTTTTCTTCCGCGCACTTGTTTTTTATGAGCAGATCGGCAAGCTCCGCATCAAGCTCATACACCATGCTTTTCAGGAAGGTGCCCTCCGCGCGGCAAGCCACCTTCAGCATCTTGATTTTCTTTTTCTTTTGATTTTCTTTTGTGGCATCTGCCATAAAATCCTCCTAAAAATTATCAAAAAGCGTACCTTCTCAGATACGCTTTTATGGTCATGCCGCAAGGACAAGCCTTAATTCTTCACCGTCAGAAAGAGTTAAAGTCTGTCCGTTGCTCAGAATCAAGGCGGAGAGTCAGGACGCTTTTACTTTGATTCGGCTGAACGCCTCTGCGAGCACCGGCGCGCCGTCAGCGTACGCGATGCCCTTGAAACCAATCTGATTCTTCAGGGTGAAAAGCTCATAAAGATTCTTGATCTCAATGCCCTCGACATAAGCCCACCAGTAATAGCGGAAGTCGCCGATAACGGCGATGTAATCCCCGGCAGCCTTTGTTGACGGCGCGTAAGCCGACTCAATGACAGGAAGGCCGGCGAGTCTGTCAGGCTCGCCGTCACGCAGGCCCGGCCGCCACAAATACTGGTCGTTCTTGTCTTTCAGCAAGAGGCAGTCGGTAAGGATTTCCGTTGACATAAGCCAGCGGGCGTTTCGGCGGTAAGCCGGCTTGAGGCTCATCTTTGCCTTTACCAGGTCATCGGCCGCAAGGCTCGCGCCTGCCGTGGTGACATCGCGGGATGTCGGTACGCCGTTTGCGCTGGCGGTAAATACGCCCAAAGGCTGCCCTGAGCCTGTTCCGACTGTGATTGCGTTCTCGAATGCCGCCACCATTTTTTCCGTGATTTTCTCACGGACAATCTGCTCGATTGGCAGGGCTGAGACTTTAACCAGCTTGTCGCTCAGCTTGATGAGCTTGACAAGGGTGTTCGGCGCAAGCTCCCTCAATGAGTAAGAGAGGGTGCTGTCGGCGGCAATGTCAGATGCCGGGACTTCTGCGGTCCAAGAGGCATCGCTTGCGTCAGCGGCCTCGTATGGCGCGCCCAGCGACTTAGCCTCTGAGAGCGGGAATTTTCTGACAAGGGAGTAAAGGGGGGATTCATCCTCAATTCCCTTGATGATCTCGGCCACATACTCCTGGGGCGAGAGCGCGCCGCCGCCAGCCCCTACTGAAATATCACGCTTCTCGCCCATAAGGTAAGCGCGGAATTCCTTCATCTTGTCGGAGACCTCGCCGCGTGTTTCTCCGTCGCCGCCGGCTTCCGGAAGGTTTTCAGAGAAGCCGTTGAGTATTGCCTCACGCTCTTCCTTTGCGATTTCCGCCGAGAGCTTTCTTACCTCAGCTTCTTTTTCTGAGAAAGCCTTGCTCTCCTCGTCCGTGAAAGCGCGGTTTTCTTTCTGGGCGGCCTCGTGCATCGCACGGAGCTCAGCCACGAGTTTTGCGCGCTGCTCTTTTTTGTTCATTGATTTTTCCTCTTTTAGATTGATTCAAATTCCAGAAGCGCAAGCTTGCGCTCACGCTCATCCGATTCGATCCTGGCACGCTTCTCGTTTTCTTCGGCTTTAAGTCGCTCCGCTTCGATTTCCGCGATGACTCCCTCGCAGTACTTTCTCGCCGAAATTTCGGTGCCGTCATTTGCAGGTAATGACACCGCCGAGACATCGTAGAGCTTGCCAATATCTGTTATGGTGCGGATAAAAACCCGCTTTCCGTTCTCATCCTTTATTCTTTCGAGCCTGTCGCCCCGTACCGTAAAGCCGAAAGACATCTTGTTTATCAAGCCCGCCCGGATGTCCTCATAGAGGGAGCGGCTGTTTTCCGTGCTTGACAGGTCCGCCCGGATTTTAAGGCCGTGTTTGTCCGAGACTATACCGAGAGTGTTGTTTGATGTCCTGGCAAAAACCCGCCCGATGTGGTCGAACTGCATGATAACATCCGACATATCGCAGTTGTCAAAGGCGTGCGGGTCCACCTGCTCTTCAACACGGTACTCGTCATACTCATAGAGCGTGTAGCGCTCGTTGTAAGTCGTGGCGTATCCTTCCACGATGCAGGATTTCTCATCCTTGTTTTCTGCCTCCGTCCTTTCCTCCGCCTTGAGCACCATCGCGCGGTACTGGCGGCCGGCGTTTATCTTCGCCGCGAGTTTCTCAATCTCCTCAGGCATTTCATTCCTCCTGCCTATACAGTCATTTTTCTATTCAGAATCCTCGTTTTCTTCTTCTGAATCTTGATTACTTTCTTCCTTATTATTCTTCTTATTTTGATTGTCAGAATCCGGAACGCTATCAGTATTTTTGTCGTCCATGCTCTCAATGTCCTCAATCGGCGACATATTGAGCTGTAGGAAGTGCTTGTCTCCGTATGGCTCCTCGATTTTCGGGAGGTTTTCCATTTCCCTGATTTCATTCAGCGTGTAGATTCCGTTGTTGAAGCCCTTGATATAGTTGTTGAAGCGGGTGTTTGAGTCCGCCCGGAGAATCGTGTTCGGGTCGAATTCGGCATAGCAGTCATCCTGCATCCATGAGGGAATGAGCCGGGAAAAATACTGATTCAAGAGAACCAGCCAGGGGGTGAGCGTCTGCTGCAGGAAGAATGTGTTCAGCTGCTCCATGTTGGTGAATTTCGCCGTGTCCTTGCCGAGCATGAAGAGAGGGACTTTGAAGATTTTCGCAATCTCTTTCTCCGTGAAAGCCCTGATTTCAATCAGCTGGCTTTCCGTGTTTCCGGCAAGGTTGAGCGGCTGGGCGGTAAGCCCCTTGTTCAGGATGACAGGCTTGTTCGCGTTCTCCCTGCCACCGTAAGTCTCCAGGAAGCGGGCTATAAGCTCATCGCTCTGCTCTTTCCCCCAGTTCGTGACCTCTTTCGGAACCGTGAGCATTATCTTTGAGTGTATTCCGCCGTCAAAATAGTCCGCCGTGTACTGGTCCAGCTCCAGCCCTGTCTTTGCCGTGTGGGTGGCATACTCTATGGGAGAGAAGCCCCTCAGCTTGTTGTAGCGTATTGCCGGAATATGAAGGATTGTATCCCTGTTGTATTTGTAAGATTTTCCGTTGGCCGTGTAAACATAATAGATTTCGCCCTCATCCGTCTTCTTTATCTCAACCGTGGCCGGATCCAGGGCATAGAGGGCGGTCGGCTCATAGTTCCTGTCACGCTCTACAAAAATAAAAGCGTTTCCTTTCAGGAGAAGATGCAGGAGGATTTTCTTCTTGAAGATAAAGGGCGTGTCGTTCTCATTGGGCCTTTTCGCAAGCAGGAAGGAAAGGGCAAGGTCTGACGCCCGCTCCCGGCTCCCGTCCCTGTTCCGGTACACGTTGAAAGAGAGGGAAGCTACGGCATCGGCGATGATGTACACGCAGCTTGAAAGGGTGGTGTTCGCCAGCATCTCAGAGACGCTCATGTAAGGCGAATAGACGAAGAGCGAGCCGCCCGAATAATATCCCGCAGGGATTGTCTCAGAATCGTTTTTTACCCGCATTTTGGGGGCTTTGCGAAGTTCCAGTCCGAATAATCTCATACAGATACAGTCATTTTTTAAATAAAAACGCCCCGGTTTTTCGGAGCGGATGGGAATCATTCGGAATTAAGATTATGTCCTGAGGGTGATGATTCTCGCGGTTGTCGGGTGTCCTTTTGCCACGCAAACAGAATCAGCGATAGAGTTGAACACAATCCGGCCGTTTTCGACTACGACCCAGTGTCCGTTTCCGTTGTAGTCAAAACGCACCGGCGCGGCCTCCCTGATTTCGTCAATGTCAGTGACATCTTTTTTCACGACATGCCATTCTTTGCCAGTGAAGAAGCGCAGCAGGGCGGATGCATTGAGAACCGTGCACTCAGAGTCAAGCAGCCCCTTGTCAATCGCCGTTGAGACGTGCTTTATCATCTCGCCCTCCGTGTCGGGCATGATGCCCATGCAGTAGAGGTAGCACATGGCAAGGCATCCGTATTTGCCAATCATTAAGGCCCTTGTCTGCGGATTTTTCATTTTTTCACCTCATCTATTGATTTTTTAATGTATTCAAGGCTCGTGTTGATGTTCGAGATTGAAATAGTGAGATTCGTTATATTCTTGCTTATTTCGTCGATTGCCTGCTTGTTCGTCTGGCTGATTCCCTCAACCTTCTTGCCCAGGCCGTTCAGGTCTTTTTCAAGCTCCTCGATTCTTCCTGATTGCTTTGCCGCTTTCCAGATAAGGCCCGCGACGGGAAGGAAAAAAATGACGACCTCAAAAAGGCTGTATAAAAGCTGTGACTTATCCATGCCTATACAGTCATTTTTCTTATTTTAATCTCACAGAAAGGATTGTTTTTTTCATATTCGTTTTCAATGACAATTTTCCTGCATATAGTCCACGAGTCATCAGCAAGGATGCGCGCGTCTGTGAGGGTGTCGAGTATTGAGGAAAGAGAATTATCGCTGTCGCGCCGCCTCAAGTCCCCATGACAGAAGGTAACGTGAAGCTCCAGCGGCTCAGACAGCAATTCTTTTATTTTTTGCGAATTTCGCTGGAAAATAAGCTGGAAAAGGGCGTTTTCGTGCCATTTCTGATAGTTTTTAGATGGAATCGTCTTGCCGTTTTTCAGCGTTTGGCGGCTGTTTTTTTTAGCGGGAACTTCGCCCCGTAAAATGAAAGTATATTCCATGCAGATACAGTCATTTCAAGGAATTACGGTTTTCTTTCGGTCCTTCCATGCTCATAGATTCCGCTTTTATCCATGCAGCTTGTCTTTATGTTCTGGTACAGCCGCTGTCTGCTGAAAGAGATTCCGGCATTCTCGACAAAAGAGCCGAAAAGCTCTTTTTGCGCAAGCTGGATTTTCTCATCATCACCGCTGGTTTTATGCTCTGAATAGTGCTCCAGCATCGCAAGCGTTTTATGTCCTGTCTGTTCCTGCAAAAGTTTCTCGCTGACCTTATCCCGCATGTAAGAGGCGAAAAAGTGCCGCCAGGCATGGAAACAATATTTTTTTGCCTCCTGCTCTGAAAGCCCCACTTTTTCCAGCGCGGAATGAAGCGCGGATAAAAATCCCTTGTGCTCGGCGGGCTTGCCCGGAATGGTGGCGAAAAAAACAAAAGCCTCCATGCTCCTGTCAAACGGATTCCATTCCGCCAGCTCCAAAAGCCTTCTGGAAAGTTCCGGGAAAGGAAGCTGCACTATCCTTGGCTCCCCGTTTTTCGTGGATTTCAAGCCCTCCACATCGCTCCAGGAATGGTTTATATAAAGGCAGCCTTCGCCAAGGTCACACTTTCTCAACGCCCGGATTTCGCCAAGCCTGAGCCCCGTACACATCGCGAGCAGGTTGGCCAGCTTGTATCTCTCATCAGGCCATTCGACCGCAAACAAGGCGCTTACTATTTCAGGCGAAAGAATAGCGCGGGTTTTGTTCCTGACGGCAAAACCTGTAAGCCCCGCCGTTATGTCTTTTTCCAGAAGCTCGTTATTGCTCGCCCATCGCAAAGCCTGGGAACCGGCAAGCCATATCTGATTTTTAGAGGAGCTTCCGTTTTTCAAGCCCTGCAAATGTGCGAGAAAATCTTTTAAGTCCTGGCGCGTAATCTCGCCCAAAAGCCTGTCCTTAAAAAAGGGAATCCAATAAGAGTTGATATATCGGCAAGCCGTCATGCAGTGAGCCTTGCCGATTTTCTTACCCTGGCGCAATCGCTCATTTATGTACTCGGATTTTTCCCAGTCCCAGAAATCCCGGAAAAAATCAGCGGCCGGAATGTCGTTTTTTGCGCCTGCCCGGACATAGCTTTTCAGGATTCCCCGCCTCTTCAAAAGCTCCAGGATTTTCGGGGCTTCGCTTTCGGTTATCTCGGCTTTAGAAAGCTCGTGGAGAAAGGATTTTTCGGCCAGAGTTTTTTTCTTCTCTCCGTCGGGGATTTGCCCGGAAGAATACCATTGCCACGCTATTTTTACGGCCTCTTCATAATCTGATTCTTTGGTAGAGACCGCTGACATATAATTTCCGGCTGAGTCTTTAAAACGAACATAATAAAAACGGGAGTTTTTGCGCTTTAAAAGCGAAAAGGGGAGCTTATGGAATGCCATAGATACAGTTATCCTATGCTTTTTGCCGCATAAAAGTGAGTTAAGGAAGAGGATGTTACACTTTTATGTGACACTTTGAGAATTTTATGTAAGCATTCCGTTTGTGGAGGTCATGCACCTTGCGGTAAAACCTTACCTTACAAGGATTTAAAGGATTGGAGACGATCGGACTCGAACCGACCACCCTTTGACTGCGAACCTCTAGCCACGGAAAGCATATAAAGATATATGACAATATCTGATGATATTATATCACCTCCGAGAATCACGGAAGACACGCAAGCCCCTATAGCGATTCCCTTATAAACCTGCGCTTTCTTCTTCTGGGCTTCCGCCTCGCTCCTTAACTCTTGCGACAATTTCCGCAACTGTGAGAGCTGATTGCTCTGCTCGCTCACGATTTCTTTCATTGTCTCCGATTCCGCAAGAATCTGGTTCAGCTCGCTTTCCGTTATTTTGTAAACGGTTTCCGAGCAGCACGCCCAGCACGAAAAGAAAAGCAGCAGAAAAAAACAAGCCGATTTTCTCAAAAAATGATTTGAATTTCTCATTCATTTTTCCCGCCTTTGTTCTCAAGATGTTTCTGGATTTCGCTCACGGCAAAATATGAGAGACATACCCCGCAAAGGGCAAGGGCGATTCCGTAAAAAGCCTCCTTGCCTTTCATTACGATGTAAGTGACAAGAAAGCAGCTCCAGTAAGTGAGCTGATTCTTAACGCTCGTCAGTTTAAGCACGATTCTTTTTAAAATTGATTTCATCTCTTACTCCCGCCCAGTCTGTCCGCCCATGCTTCCCAGGGCAATTTATAATAATTGAATCTGTTTTGGATATATTCAAGTCTGAAAATCAGATTTCCGACTACGGAAGGCAAGCCGATTAAGGGAAGATAAAGCCAGCCTAAAAGCCTTGACTGTCTCTGATGTCCTTTTTCGTGCAAGACGGTTCTCTCATCGAATGAATAGCCGTTCACGATGATGTAATCACCGAGCGACACGCTGGAAAAGAATGTCTTGTAATGCGTCCATATTGCCGGATTGCTATCGAAAGTCGGTCTGTAAGCAGAAAGCAAGCCGATTGCAATCAGCCCCAGCAGATTCTGTGGAAGCTGCCAAAGCCATAAAAAAAGATTTTTCATTTTTTTTATTACCTCTTCCTGATTGTTACTCCTGCCTATACAGTCATTTTTAGAAAATCATGTCCTCTACTGAGACATCCTGCGGCAAAAAAGCCTCGTTCTGGCTTACGCCGTGCGCCATTATGGAGCTGATTACTCCGTCAATGCGCTGGGTGCTGGCCTTGCTCTTCTTCATTGGCTTGTAGTTGCCGTTCACATCCGGCTTTATCTCGACATTGTTAATCATCCAGAGCATGACCGGGGAATTGTCCACGAGCCTGCCGTCTTTGATTGTCTTTTCATAGGACTGTGTGAGGGGAGAGAGCTTTCTAAGAGACTGCTCGATTTCAATCAGGGGAAGGTCGGGACGTTCGTTTTCGATTCCCTGAATCACGTCTTTTGCCTGCCATTTGTCGTAGCCAAGCCCCCGCAGCCTGAATATGGCCGCGTCGTCAAGAATATCCCGGATGATAAAAGAATAGTCTATCGTGTTGCCGGGAATAGCGGTGATGATTCCGCTTTCAATCCACTGGAAAAAGTTGATGTTCTCTTTCCTGTAGCGTTCGTGGGCCGTTCCCTCCGGAATATAGAAGCGATGGAAATAATAATCTTTCCCGCCCCTCCTGAAAAGTTTCGTGAAGGCGCAAAGGTCGTCTACCTGGGCAAGGTCAAGGCCGCCGAAACATTCAGCCCCCTCGAATTCATCGACACATGCTTTTACTTTCCTGTTTTTCTGCCATACTTCGACTGCAAGCCATGACTTTTCGCCGCCGCCGCCCCAGATTCCGAAGGTTTTAGCCTTCAGCTCCGGGATTTTATGGGGCGTAAGCTCCGCATCGTCAATGTCGGACTGAATGACGGAAGGGTCTATGATGTCGTAAAGGCTGGGGTTTGCCTTCTGCCATACGGCTGGATCGTGATAGTTGTCGTTTTCGTCGAGGGCGTAAATCACGGAAAAGAAATCTTCCTGGGTCTGTGTTCCGTTCAGGATTCTCTTTGCCTTCAAGTTCTGCTCAAAACATGGGTTTGCGACTTCCACATCGGCGGTGGTAACGACAACAAGCTGGGCGTCTTTTTTGCTCCTCATGCCGTACTGCATTGACATGAACATTTTGTCGCTCTGGAAGTCGTGGTATTCGTCCAGCACGGCAAAGCGAGGGCGCAGGCCGTCAACGGATTTTCCGCCGTCACAGTAAAAGCCCAGCCGTGATTTTTCATTTATGTCCTTGAAGGTGATTGCAAGGGAGCGGCAGTCCAGAATGTCGTCAAGCGCTGGCTCTGCCTTGATGATGTCCCGAACTTCCTTAAATGTTTTTTCTGCAAGAGTGTCGGAGCTGGAGACAAGATAGGATTCAGATGCCTTGTATTTGAGAAAGTTGAAGAGAACGAGGGGAAGAAGAAGGCCTGTTGTCTTTCCGTTCTTTCGGTTCACTTCGATATATGCCATTCGGAATCTTTTTCGGTCGGAATCGCCCTTGTATCTCCAGCCCTCCAAGTTCGCAAAGCAGAAAATCTGCCAGGGAAGAAGGGAAATCGTCTTTCCGTTAAGGTCGCCGGGTTTGAGGCTTTCGGCAAAGGCAAGAACCTTATCCGCCTCTTCCTGGATGTACTCATAAGGAAAGTCTGCCCTCTGTGATTTCTGCAAATCCCGACGGAAACGCTGCACCGCCTTAACCGTATAGATTCCGGCGGTTATCTTTCCGGAAAGGATGTCATCGCAATATGTCTGTAAAACCTGCGCGTAATTTCTCATCAGAGATACAGTCAGTTTTTGAGATACGCAAAAAAAAATGAGTTGTCAAAAAAAATTTGACAACTCAGAAAAGAATTATTTCATTACGCCCCGAAAACCAGCTGGTGAAGATACTTGCTTACCGTAAGCCCCTCTTTCTCAGCCCGCTTCTCAAGCTGTTTTTTCTCTTCGGCCGTGAGCTTGAAGGCGACCTGAAGGGTTTTCGGGTTTTCCTTGTATGCGCCCGTGGAGCCTTTGGGTCTGCCCTGGCCAGTTCTTTTTCCGCCCCAGTTTGAGGAATATTCCTTTTCGGTGTCTTTTTTTGTGCCTGCCATTATATTACTCCCCCTACAATCAGGAATGCTCCGACAATTACGATAAATGCGGCGATATAAAACATCGTTCTTTTCATTTGCGTTTCTCCTTAAAATGATTTAGAATAACGCTAGGCACTCCCTCCGAGAGCCTAGCGGATTGGATTATCTAAGTATTACACTTAGAAGAGTTGCTATTGCAGTTATAAGGGCCGCTATCGCAACTATCCAATCTGTTATTTTTGGATTTTCCACTTTTCATCACCGTCCTTGTCAGTCGAAGTATCAGCCTGATGATTTAATAATAGCACATCTTGATTTTTCTGTCAAGTGTATTAAATAAGATTTTGTCAAAAAGTAGTTGTAAATTATGTCAAACTGCGCTTGTGTCATTTATCTATCTCCATATCCGCTGCTTTTTGCAACCGAAGAAGGAATCTCTTTTCATCTTCGATACATGTCGCAATCCCGAAACACGACGCGATATCATGCACCACATCGTACTGGCCGGCTTCGTATGTTTTTTTTTCAGCCGAGGTCATTTCTAAGCCCTCAATCTTGCAATAGTCTTCATAGGTCATTTTCTCTCTGCTCCTTTATTTTCTCCCGCCCCTGCAATATGGGCATGAATACCCGAAATACCACTTGCCGCAATATCCGCAACAACATGTACTTGCTGTAATAGCCATTTTTATACCTCCCTTGATTTTTCCTTCACATCAGTAAGATGTATTGCATACACGGGCTTGTCGATGTGCAAGTCTGTGTCTTTGCCGTTTACGATTTCAATTGTGGTGATACTGGCGGTCATGTACCTATTTGTATAGCCAAAACGAAGCGTGCATTGTCCAACGGGGAAGTTTATCGTACATCCTGTATGTGAAAAAACATTTGTCATAAAGTTAATGTATTGTTCATTTTCATTCGGATAATGCTTATGTATTGCATGTGCGATACGGCTAGTCCAATACGGCTTGACTTCACGATATTCAATCATCTTTTCGCCATTTTTGATTTTTTCATACCATTCTTTTTTCAGTGAAAATATCAGCATTGTTTTATTTCTCCTTACATATAGGCAATATTCAGCAGAATTTCTTTAACATCTTTTTTCGTGTATTCCTTTTCTTCCAGTGCTTCCGCTATTTTTCTGATATTATTTGCCCTTCGTTCTCGTTCGCTGGTTCTGTCCGTGCCCGTCTGTAATGCGATTTTAAGGCATTCTGCCAAATCTTGATTTTTTCTGTATGAACGGTCATAACTTGCCATTCCGCTTTCTTGATAGTTCCTAAATGCCGTTTCTGCCTTTTTCTCAAAGTCGGCTAAATATTTTTCAATATCTTTTCTTTCTGCAATCATTTTTCCAGCCATTCCTCCATAATTTCTTGTGTAACGCCATTCTTATATTTCTGCTTAATGGCATCTAGTTTTTCTGCTGAATTAACATAATGCGTACGGCTGTGTCTTATATCATTCCTTGCCAACCTTATAGCTTTGTTTACTTCATACAGATATAAAGCCCGATACTGTTTAGCTCCTATTCTTTTTTGATAGGCTTTCAATTCTTCATCTTTTATCGTTCTTGACATAAGCGCTCTTAAAAATATGCTCAAGTTCATCATCAGAAAATGATTGATACAAAGTTCCTTCTTTTCCGCCATTCTCTTCCAACCATTCATTAAATTTTTGTTTGACTTCTTCTTTCTGCTCTGCATTTTCTTTTTCCAGTATGACAAGTCGTTTACAGATAATCTCAAAGCCCTGCTGCAAAATTGGGTCTTTTAGAGCCATGCTGATTCTGTTTTTCATTTCGTCTTTAATCATTTTCTGTCTCCAAGTAGTGCGCTGATTGCGCTTTCGTTTTTCTGTATTTCCTGGCCCGTCTTGATCACGTTCAGTTCATCGAGCGTGAGTTTTGTTCGGGCGGCAGGGCTGATGTAATATTTACTCCCGAGCTGGTCAAACTTATTTGACAGCGCGATGTAAACCTTTTGTGCATTCGTAAAAGTCTCAAAGTCTGCCAGCGGATCTAAATCGCTGTAGAACTTCTGAACTTCACGAAGTTTTTCCAGGATAAGGCAGAGCTGTTCAAGCTGGGGAATGTCGGCCGGAGAAAGGACACGGATTGAAACAAGCATGGCCGTCAGCTTCTTCCAGTAGGCTTTCACATACTTGCTCTTAATTGTCTTCGGACAAGCGATTTTTGTTCCTTCCGGAAAAATCGCAGTAGACTTCTTTGCAAGGGCTGTGTCTGCGCTCGGCTTGTTTTTTTCACGCGTGGTGTTAAGCGTGCCTTTTAACGCTTTCAGTTCAGTTGGAAGCCTCTGTCTCCCCATCCAAAAGCTCCTCTATGCGTGAATAATGACATCGACACTCTTTCAAAACCTCAGAAACACAACAGCTTTTTATGCAATTCATTCTTTCAAGTGCCAGGATTGATGTTTCTACCAGATTTTGAATTTTTTCAAATTCCTTTTTAATCTCCTTTATTTTTTTCACAATGCCACCCTAAAATTTCAGAAAAAATAATGTAATTCTCTCGCGCGAATTGCCGGTGATGGTCAAAGACCCTTGCCCCTGATGTTTTTTACTCCCCCCTCCCCGTGGAAGAAATTGTTCTCTTTCAATGTCTTCCGGCTGTGACATTGAGGGCACATCGGCTGCCAGTTACTCTCATCATAAAAAAGATTCAAGTCACCGCGATGCGGGCGGATATGGTCCACAATCTTGGCGGGAGCTCCGCATACATAGCAATACGGATGTGTCTTAAGGAATTCTTTCCGGGCGTTGCGCCATCTGGCTGACTGATAAAGGTCATGCCATTGCCGGCTCTTTGTCCTTTGCCCGCTGAACCCGCCCTTGGTTTCCCGCATTGCCTTGTGCCTGGCACACCGTGAGCCGTCAGCTACAAGACAGCCGCATCCTGGATAAGTGCATAGCTTTAACTTCATATCGTCCCCGGATGTCCGTAAAGAATCGGGAAATTCTCTTCCCGTGTCGCTTCGTCCTCGTAGAAGATTTCCTTCTTATGGTCCGCCGCGTATTGCAGCTCCATCCTCGCGCCTTTGGACTGCTGCCAGTCTTTCTGCATATAGACCGCATTACACACATCAATCATCGCGTAGCAGATGTGCATATAGTCCTCATGCTCAAAGCCTTCAGTAGCATTGACATACGCGGGATTCATCACCTTGTGGCCGCCGTTTTCAAGCATTGTCTGGGTTGACAGGAATTTGGCTTCATAATCCGTCCGGGCTAGTCCCGTAATCTTCCCCGCAATATAGATTTTCATAAAGATTCACTCCTTTTTTCAGCTTTCAACAGCTTTATCCTCTAAATCGCTTGCAGCAAGAAAAAACTTTTTTTCCTTTTGTTCCTTCCTGATAAGTTTCTTTGCTATGGCAATGGATATGAGCCACAACGATTCCTGAGCTTTCCTGTCCTTCTTTGAGAGATACATATACTGCAGGTTCATTAAGGTCTCGTTGTCATTTTTCGGCGTGTCAAAAAAGGGCAGCTCGCTTAAAAAATCCTGATAGGTGAACTCAAAGAAAAAGAAAAACTGCATTTTTTTTAAGGCTCCTAAAAAAGTCCCCTTTCGATGGCTGAGAGCACTTCGGGGGTTATTTTTACCGCTCTGGGCTTTAATTCCTCAGGCTTTGCGCCATACTCGGAAATAAAGTCGTCCAGTGTGATTTCCCTCGGTCTGCGCCTTGAATCCTTGCAGACCTCACACTCATACCGCCGCTCGAAGATAAAATAAATATCATCGGCGGATGCCCTGCACGCGAGCTTGTAAGTTACGCACCAGAGCGGTTTCAAGTCCCGCTGGTAGTCTCCGCCGCCCCGCCTTACCCTCGAAACGCAGAAAGGGCAGTAAGAATAGCGCGTAGCCCCGGAAAGTTTTTTTCTGGAAATGGCTTTCTCGTTCAGCACGTTATCCAGCTTTTTATAGCCCTGATTCATAAGCACATCGCGCGCTGATTTCGGTTCCGGATATTCGCTCATACAATCTCCTCATAGCTGAATTTAGCCTTGCAGTTCTTGCAAGTGTATTTCTGCAGGGCATTGTCCCAAGCCAAGCCCCTTGTTTTACAAGCGGGGCAGTCATCATACACCTTCGGCAGTTCCGCCCTCTCCGCGCCTTTGGGAATCTCCTTGGAGAATTTCTTGAAATTGTTGGGGCGGTAATTCGCCGGAAGACAGTTCACAAAGGTCTTTGAGCCTGCAAAGGCGTCAAAGCTGAATTCCTTGTCGATGTATGACTCAGGGTTTTTAAGCTCGGAGATGTAATTGCCCAGGGCTGAAATCACATCCTCCGAGCCGTAGCCCCGTAATTTGTGCAGCGAATTCTTGAAATCACAAGAAAGGAACTTGAAATAGTCGCCCTTCTGGCACGGAAGACCAGCGGATTTCAGCATGTCAAAAACGATTCTCGCGTATTTTTCTTGAGGCTCGCTCACTGACGGCGGTGGCGGCGGTTGAATCTCGCGTTTTTCGTTACCGTCACCGTCATCATCTTCGTTTACATTTTCGTTTTCGTTATCGTATTCGTATACATTGTTTGTTTTTTTAAAACAAAGGGTTGTTTCTAGGTTGTTTTCTAGGTTGTTTTCTAGGTTGTTTTCTAGGTTGTTTTCTAGGTTGTTTTCTAGGTTGTTTTCTAGGTTGTTTTCTAGGTTCCGTCAAAGGCATAGGCTTCTATGGCATCATAGAAAGCCAGCCTTTCTTCCGGATTTGTCAGCTTCTTTGCCACCTCGTAGTAGCTTCTGTAATGGTTGATTTTAGAGACATCGTTTTCCATGCAAAGATTCCTTAATTGCCCCGTAAGCCGTGCATTTTTTTCATACAGCTTACGGGGCTGATTGTCGTTAGTTTAAAAAAAAGGCGTGTTTGATGGGCTGCCGAAAGCCTGTGACATGCCCGCCTCTTCAGCCTTGCTCAAAGGCTGCTCATATTGAGCAGGTGCGGCCGCCGACTGTTGCTGTGACTGCTGCTGCCCTTTGGCAATGAGCTTTGCGTTGGCGTACTGGCTTTTTTCGGTTTTCCATTCCTCTATGGGCCTTCCCGCCTGGTCATAGCCCGTTATGACTTTCTTCTGTTTCTGATGCGAGAATTCCGCCCTGCCAACCTTGTTTACGAAAGGCTGCCAGTTCCCGCCCACGACCTCCTCCAGCTTCACGCCGAAACAATCACAGAGCCGTGAGAATCCGTAATCGAAGTTGTCGCCCTGGAAAAGAGCGTGCCTGTAGGGGATTTTGTTCCACTGCGGGCAATTTATATTGAGATAGACCGCCATGACATTGTTGCCCTGGTAGCTCTCAATCCTGATGTCCGCAATCATGATGTCATAAGTGCCGTCTGGGCACTCGCACACGGCCGCCGCCGGTTTATACTGCGCGTCTGTATACCAACTCATTTATTCTCCTCCTGCTGGAATGAATTACCGCTGAATACGCTTGCCTCCTCCGCCTGCTCACGGCTGAAAACGCTTTTTTCCGCCGTGGTGAATGCAGGGGCTCCTTGGACTTCCGGGACTTCGGGAAAACTTTCCGTCTCCTCGTCAGTGTAGGGAAGCCCGCCCAGCTCATCGGGGAAGCACAAGCGGAATCCCTGGGACATAGCCACTTTCTTTATCATCGTTTTCGGGGATTTCGCCCACATCGCCTTTCCCGTGCTGTATTCGGAAAGATAGACCTCATGGGTAAAGGGAAAGTCAAAATCCCGCCTGTGAATTTCTATGACGGCCTTAATCTGGTTGCCCTCGCCCTCGGTCCACACTTTCCAGCCGGAGAGCTTGCCGCTCCGCTCCGCCCGCTTCAGGTAGACCTCAAAGCCCACGATGATGTTGAAGTCATTGCCGTAGGGAACCGCGTAAATCTCCCTTTTGAAGGGGTTGAGGGCAAAAGCCCTGCAGATTTCAAGGAACTGCTTGCGCTGGGTCTCAGGCAGCTTGTTTCCCATTGACACGAGGTAATCGTCCGCGAGCTTCGTGAAGTCCTGAGCCACAAGCTCCGTTTTTTCGTGTACCACCTGTATTTCGTTGATGTCCATGCTATTTTCCTCCGTTTTTTCTCTGGGAGACTTTCAGCTTGAGCTTTGCCAGGAAAAGCCCTGTTTCCGTCAGCTCCGCCGATTCTGACCTGAGTCGATGACGATTCAGAACCGAGTGCTCGCTCTTCGTAATGCACATCAGGTTTTCGATGCTGCAGTTGTAATGGTCGCCGTCCTTAAAGCTGATCAGGCAGCCTTCCGGAACCTTGCCGTTATGCTTCTCCCATTCCATAATGTGCTTGAAACGCCAGCGGTTCGGCTCCGCAACCTTGATTTTGAGGTAGCCAATCGTCGTCATGACCTCGGTTCCCACCGGCGCGTAATTACTGGGATGCCGGCCTTTCCTGAACCAGCCTTTCTCACAGCCCGGAGGGCAGAAGCCTTTCTTTCCCTTGTTTGCGGAAACATGGCCTTTCTCAAAACGCCCCGTAAGCCCCGAAATCAGGTGCATTCTGGCCCGCAAGCCTTTTATTCCTTCCGGCGTGTAGTCTTTCCCGAAAGTAGCGTTCAGAAGCTCCGTAATTTCCAGGCAGGTTTTCCCCGCATTGTTTTTCCTGAGAAATTCCCGCACGTTTTCAGGATAGCGTTCTTTTTTCATTTCCCGCCTCCCAGAAGTTTCTGCCGCGCCTTCGACGCTTCCCTGCTGTCCTTGACCGCCAGAAGCTGCGGCATGTTGTCATTCACGAGCCCGCAGTTTTCCATTGTCCTGATGGCCTGCAGCTGTGTGTTCGCGACCTTGAGAATTTGCGAGGAGACCGAGCACATCGCCATGGCCTTGCCCAGCGTCTTCTCAAGTTTCTTGTCGTCCATCTCGTCGTCTTCCAGCTCCTCAAGCATCGTAAAAAGATGGTTGTTCAGATCAGACAGATTGTTTTTCATTTTATTTCTCCTGTGTGTTGTCATTCATAAATGAAAATTCCAGCTGCCCCGTAGAGTCGGCCTTTTTCCGGGGCTGGCAGAAAAACTCCTCAGCCCAGCAGAACAGAAAACCGTCTTCTATCGCGCCGTTTTTCCCCTGCAAGTGCTTTTTGGCTTCCTGCGTCACATATTCGACACAGGAAGCCAGTTTTTTCGGGTCAAAACAGCGGGCAAAATCCCCGTCACCCTCCGCTTTCCGGAGCAGGTGATTAAGGATTGCGTCTTTCAGTGTCACAGATCTTTTTTCCCCTCGTTAATCCAAGGCCTCGTCAAGGATATAAGCCTGGCCGCCGCCCGCCGGGTCTCCCGGCAAAGTATAAACTAGCCGGCCATCCTCAAGCGCTATCTTGAATTTGTAAGAGTTCTGGAAACCGAACCTCTTCATAGCATCGCCTATTGTGTCGAAGGAGAGCGACTCGCCCGCATGCATTAAAGGCACCGCAATGATTTTCGTGGCCATGTCACTCACCCACCTTGACGAGCTTTCCCGCCCTGTCGGCGCAGTGGTAGAACTCCCTGCGGTGCCGCCTGAGCACCATCAGTATTGAATTCTCATATTTGCGCCCGGCTTCAGGGAAGATTTCGGTCGCCCTGCTCCTTATCTGGTTCGCGTAGAATTCCGCCCCGACCGGCAGTGAGTCGAAAACCATCAGGACGGCTTTTTTGAGTGTCATTTTTTCCATAAGGCTTACCCCCATATTCTCATGAAGATTGCCACTGCAAGAGCAGCGCAGGCGATTACAAGGCAGACAAGAGCGAGCCTTAGCTCGTCCTCGCTTCCGCCGCCTTTCTCCCAGTATCCGCGGCTGTTCCGACGGATGACGAATCTCCTCAAATCCTTTTTTTTCATAAATGATTACCTCCGGCCAGCTCAGGGCACGACGATCGTAATAATAGGGAAAGAACATCATGCCCGATTATTCTCCTCCTCTTCCTCGCCCTCCCCGTCCACGGGGAAAGCCTCGCATTCCTGGCGCGTGAAGCGTATTTTGCAGACATTTCCTTTGTGTATCTGCACCGAAACACCCACGTTGCCGTACTTAATCCGCCGGGCTTCCTTCTCGAGCCTTGCGGCTATCCTCAGCCATTCGCTTCCCCGCATACTCCCCCCGTCTTGTGTGCCTCAAAATAGGCGTCAAGGTCTTTGAGCTTGTAGCGGATAATCGTGTTTGACTGCATCCGCGGGATGTCAAGTTTCCTCAGCGTCTGCACCGATATTTTCAGGTGCTTGGCCGCCTCTTCCGATGTAAGGATTTCGTCTTCTGTCTCTGTCATGTTCTCCTCTAAAAAAAAAGCCCGCTCGCGTGAGGCTTTACACGCTCGCAGGCCTGTATATTCCTGCGTCCGAAAAGAACGCAATGAATCCATATTTCTCTGCCCTGAGCCGTAAAGCCTGACCGCCTCAGGATGAGCCGAAAAGGAAGCTGAAAGCGGGTGCATTCCGCCGTCTCCATTGGCGTGATTTCTGCCCATCCGTAAGCTCCCACGAACGGCGGGGCATTTTCCTCGCTTCGCTTTTTCCCTTTCACAAAGCGCGCCCGTGCTGCAGGCGCGCTTTGTGAAAGGCTCCGGGGGTCAAATCGTCCAAATTTCCCCCGGAGCTTCAGTCTGAATCTTCCCTTCCCTGCTTTGCCTGACCGGTGAGACTGCGGGATTCGGTCGCAGCCTTTGGGATAAGTCAGCCAAAGCTCCCGTGGTGATTTCTTCTGTCAAGAGGAAATCACCTCATATATACTAGTATATATGAGGTGATTTCTTCTGTCAAGAGGAAATCACCTCATATATACTAGTATATATGCAGAAAACAACAAATGTTGCTTCCTGAGTTTAGGATAATCTACATTTGTTGTTCTGTCAATAATAATAATCAATTTTTGTTGTTTTTTTTCGATTTTCTTAATATGAACGGATTTTTAATTGTTAAAAGAATTGATTCTCTTTTGAAAAAAAGGAAAGAAAGTCGGGTGCAATTAGCTAAAGCTATTGGCATAAATCCTCAGAATATTTCAGCCTGGTCAATTCGGGGAACTGTTCCGCCAACAGACATCAGCCTTAAAATCGCTGACTATCTGGGAACATCCGTCGAATGGCTGGTTACGGGTGAGAGCAGGGAAGCGCCCGCCCTCACAGACAGCGAGCGGGAAGTTATTGAGAACATGCGCGACATGGACGAGCGGGGAATCGCCGAGATGGTGGAGATTTCGAGAATCAAGCGCGCGTCAGTGGCGGAAAAGCCTTCTGAAAGTGCTGTAGGGTGATGGGCGGGGGAATGAGTACAGCCGGGCTGGCGGCACTCAGACTTATGAATTTTTGACGCACCGGATTATAAAATCAGTCAGGCCAAGCCCCTCTTTCTCTGCTTTCTGCCTGAGAAGGGTCAGCTCGCTTTCTGTCAGGCGGATTCCGACATTCCTGTCGCGTTTCTCGTTAATCATAATAATCAGCGTTGTTTACGACACGCCCGTTAATCGTCGCGCTGAGAGACCAATATGAATAACCGTCTTCATAGTCACTGTCATCATAAGAGAATATAGTCGCCGTTGCTCCCGCCGCCACGGTGACATTCACGCTGGATGGCGTTGCGGTATCTCTGTCTTCGAATTCCCCGGCAAAATACAGCCCCGTAACGGTGACGGCCGAATTGCCGTTGTTGATGAATTGCAGCTTGAGATTACTTGAATCATCGCTGTTAAAATAGAATACAGAATCCATTTTAAAGTATCTGATTCCGTCAGGAACTGCGAATGTGTTGGAATGGCAGTTATTGCCGAATGTGTTGGAAGAGCAGAAATTGCCGAATGTGTTGGAATGGCAGTTATTGCCGAATGTGTTGTAATGGCAGTTATTGCCGAATGTGTTGTAATGGCAGTTATTGCCGAATGTGTTGGAGAAAATTCTTGCGCCTGTCAGCCTGTTGCGATAATTCTCACTGCTTGCCGCCGTATTGCCGAATACGACATTGTTCAAGCC